GGTGCGCCAAACACTCCTGGTATAACATTTGACAGTAACAGTAATAAGGTAGTTGTAGGATATGCAGATGGTGGAGATAGTAATAAAGGTAAGGCTGTTGTATTTAATGGAAGTGATTTAAACCTAACATCAGAAAACTACATAGGATTATCTAATGCCTGTTCATTTCATGGTGCTACAGAAACATATACAGTAACAGTAGCCTCTGGCGTATTCTACTTAAATGGTTTAGCAAATCCACCAATACAATTACTAAGAGGCCATACATATATATTTGATCAGGCTGATGGTACTAATGATGGTCATCCATTTCATTTTAAAGATACAGGAGGAAGTCAATATACTAGTGGCGTAACTGTTACAGGTACAGCAGGAACTTCAGGTGCTAAAGTAACTATTGTCGTACCTATAGATGCAACAGAGCCAAGTCAGTATTATTGTACTGTACACGGTAATAGTATGGGTAATGTAATTACCATAGAAGAAAGTTTTGCAGAGATAGATGTAGTAGGCACAGTAAACAAACATCAATCAGGTTTAACAGCAGGTCAGACATATTATGTACAGACTGATGGCACATTAGGGACAAGTGCAGATAGTCCTAGTGTAGTAGCTGGTACGGCCATATCTGCAACAGAGATTATAGTAAAAGGATAGAGATTAATGATGGGCGAGATATCACCAGTAATTTTTTGGAACGTAGTATTAACGCTGGTGATCGCACCTGCTATATGGATGTTCAGGAATCTTATGGGAGAAGTTAAACGCATAGATATACTTCTGAACAGAACTAGAGAAGAATACTCTACTAAGCAAGAGCTAAGAGAAGATATGAAAATGGTTACAGATGCTCTGCATAGGTTAGAGGATAAGTTAGATAAAGTATTAGAGAGAGGAAAATAAGATGGCAACTCAGATGGAAATAGGAATGTATGTTGCACAAAATCCAGATGTTCAACAACACGCAGCAAATACAGCAGCAGCTTCAGGTTTTGCTCCTGGTACTCCAGAATATATTCAAGTTTTTCAAAAAACTGCTGTAGATCATGCTATAAATTTTGGTACAGCAGAAGGTAGGGTAGGAGCGCAAGCAGTTGCAACTACTAGTCCTACAGAAAATAATGCTCAAGCTGGTACTTCTACTGGTGGTAGTCAAACAATGAATTTTACTGCACCACCTCCACCTGATCCTGTAGATCTTACACCAATTACTAGTGCTATAGGAACACCAGGAACAGGACAACCTAGTACTTTAATGGGTCAAACACAAGGTATAAGAGAAGTAGTAGATCCTTTAGGTGAAAGAATACAAGGTGTAAGAGATGTAGTAGATCCTTTAGCAGGACAAGTAACAGGTATTGGTACAAGTATAGGAACTGCTGGAACTGGTCAAGCTGATACTTTAATGGGTCAGACAGCAGATATACAATCAGGTATTGGTCAAGCAGGTGAAGGACAAACAGATTTATTTGCAGGTCAAAGAGGTATCATGTCAGGTATTGGAACTGCTGGTACTGATACTGAATCAGGAACAGGACTTGTAGGTGGTCAAGAAAGATTAGGTATTGGTCAAAGTCTTCTTTCTCTTGGTCAAGGACAATTAGGACAACAAATTGGTCAATCAGGTGGTACATTAACTGATACAGCAACAGGTGAAACTGCTACGACAGCACCTACAGGATTGTATGCAGGACAGGCTGGATTAGGTCAACAGATAGGTACTGCTGCTGTAACTGGTGAAGACGGTACTGTTACACAAAAACCTACTGGATTGTATGCAGGTCAGGCAGGATTAATGTCTGGTCAAACAGGACTAACTCAAGATATATCTGGATTAGGTAGAGATTTATCAGGAATTGGAGATCAACTATCTGGAGATTTATCTGGTTTAGGTAATCAATTAGGAGCATTTCGTACTGCTGCTGAACAGTATCAACGTGGTGCTACAACTCAACGTGGTGACATTCAAGGTACACAAAGAGCAGGTCAAGCAGCTTTAACAGCGCAGGTTCAAGGTGTAGGTCAACAAGCTAATCGTGCAGCTGAAATGATGGCACAACAAAGACAACAGCAACAACAACCAGCAGTACAGCAACAAGCAGCTCAGTTTGCTCAATCTGCACCAAGGGCTACTCCAAGTAACCAACAAGTAGGTCCAATGGGTCCAATGGCAACTGACCCAAGAGATGCTATTATGCAACAATTAATGGCTAATAGAATAGGGCTTATGAACAGAGGTCCAGTATAAGGAATAACAAGATGGTAGAAATAACAGATCCTTTTGCTCAATACGTAGATCCAAACACTAATGAGATTCGACAAGATCTTCAAGGTGGTGATTTAGGTAATCTAGCTTCTCTACGTGGTTTAGAAGGACCGCAAAGAGATGAAGCATTGGCAGGATTACAGGAAAGACTACAAGCTAGAACACCTAGAGGTGAAGAAGGACGAGTTTTTAAAGGTTTGTTTACTGGTATAGGTGGTGGAGAAGCTTACGATAAATATAAATCTGCTGTAGGTACTTCTCAGGGATTTGTAGATGAGTATGGTAAATCTACTCCTATAGGTGAATATGCAGATTTAGCTAAAACTCCTACACTAATTGAGGGAGAATTTAATGAAGCTGAGTACCTTAAACAAAATCCAGATGTAGCAGCTGCTGTACAAGCAGGAACTATTAAATCTGGTAAAGATCATTATGATACTTTTGGTAAAATTGAAGGTAGAGAAGATCCTAGAGATGGTGGAACTGAATTAAAACTAGATAAAATTGTAGCTGATGAAGAAAAAGAATTTTTAGATAAAGAAGACTATAGTATAGATCCAGATAAATATACAGCTACTACACAACAAGTAACTGCGGAAGTAGGACCAACTCCTGTAAAAACTGAAGCAGGATCTTTTTCAGCAGTAGAACAAGCAGCAGAAGTAGCTAAAGAATCTGTAACAGCAGCCAAGCAAGAAGGTTTAACAGACATTGTTACTGCTCAACAAGGTACAGTAGAAAAAGAAGCAACTGTTGAATTTCAACTTTCTAAACTAATGACTCAGTTTGAAGGTGGTAAGATACCTCCATTTGCTGCTGGTGCTATTAGATTAGCTGAACAAAAATTGGCCGCTAGAGGAATGGGTGCATCTAGTATGGCTGGGGCTGCTATCGTACAGGCTGCAATGGAAGCTTCTACACCTATAGCTGCTGCTGACGCACAAACATATAGAGCAATGCAGGAAAAAAACTTAGATAACAGGCAACAGGCAGAAGTACTGAATGCTCAGATGACACTACAATTAGATGTAGCTAATCTTAATAACGAACAACAAACTAGAATATTTAATACAGGTAATCGTGTCCAATCATTGTTTAATGATCAGGCTGCTGTAAACTCAGCTAAACAGTTTAATGCTTCTAGCGCACAACAGAATGATCAGTTCTTTGCTAATTTATTTAACTCTTCTGCACAGTTTTATTCTAATCAAAAAAATGCAGTGGCTATGAATAATGCAGGTAGAGCAGATGCAGCCTCACAGTTTAATCAAAAATTAGCAAGCACTAGAGATTTAGCGTATCAAAAAAATAGTATATTAATTGATCAGGCTAATGCAGTGTATAGAAGACAGATTAATACTGCTAATACTGCAATTAAAAATGCAGAAACAGAGTATAATACAAATCAACTATTTAATATACAACAAGATGCAAAAAATAAATTACTACAAGATTTTAAAGACAGAGAGTATTTTGCTAGAACTTTAGCTAGAGATCAAAAACAATTTGATAATACTTTAGCTTTATCTAGTTTTGCATTTGATAAAAATTTAAAAACTTCAAAAGAAATTGCACAAGGTAGATTAGTTGGTGGAGTTTTAGCTGGGGTTGCAGATAGTGTGTTCAATAGTATTTTTGAACCAAAAAGTACAACTACAACAGAAAAGGATTAAAATAATGGCAATAGATAAATTTATTGGGTCATTTGGAGATGTTTTTGGTAGCGGAGGCAAAGGTGGTTCTATTTTTACAAAAGCAATAGGTGTAGGTTTAGGAGCGTTAAAAAATAGTTTAACTAAAAAACAATCAGGTAGTAGTTTTACTCCTTATTCTACAATAAAAGCAGAAAAAACAAGTGGAATACCTACTTCAAGAACACAATTTTCTACCACACCTAAAGTATCTGCTAGTATGGATACAGCAACAAGGATAGTTAGAAGAGCAGAAGCAATAATGAAACCTGTTTCTATATCAAAAGGTATAGGTGAAGGTACTAGCCCAGGATTAAGAAACGTATAAGGATAATATAATGGCTGAGTTAATGAATGAGTTTGATGGTCCTATACCAATGGCTTCTATGACGGAAGAATTGGGTTCTAGATCATATGAAAAACCACCACAATTTACAGATCCTGCTGATGCATTTGATATGATCATAGATGGTCTTACATCTGAGGAAGCAATTGAACGTGTATCTGTGGCTGTACAATTGGGTGTACCTGCTGAACTGGTTACTCAGTCATTAATGTTTAGTGGTTGGGCTACAGGTAAATATAGCTTTGATACTATGTTGATGTTAGCTGGTCCTGTATTTGAAGTCTTAACGAATTTACTAGATAGATCTGGTATTAACTATCAAAAGTTTGCAGAGCGAGAAGGTGATACAGATATTGAAGAAGCAATGAAGTTATTAGAAGAGTTAAGGTCTGGGGAAATAGAAGAAACCTCTGAAGAAGAACCTGAAGAGATGGAAGATGATACTGAAGAACCAGAGATGATGCCAGAAGAATCTGAAGAACCAGAGGTTCCTAGAGGTGGTCTAATGGGAGGAGTTGCGTAATGGGTTTTTTTAACGTCAGTGATGCTATGGCATTAGGTCTTATTGAAGGTGCTGACATGGCATTTGAAAATATAAGAGTACAAGAGAAAGAAGATTATGACAATGCTAAAAGAAAAGCAGAGAAAGCTAGTATTGTTGCTGGAGAAGTTACTGCTAAATATAAACAACAAGAAAAACTTTATGAAATTACAGGTCAATCTCTTTTAAAAGATGTAGCTTTTCAAAAAGCTATTAACAATTTAAGGACTAAATATCCTGAAGAGTTTGCTGGTGTTTCAGATGCACAAATAGCTACAAGATTTGGAAAATCTTACATACTACATAATTCAAAAGATAGAAATGATTCTCCTGCTAAATATGCGGTTAGGGCTGCACAGTCTTTAAATGAACAAGTTAGAAATGAAACTGTTGATCCAAATTTATTTTCTATTAAAGACGTAGAAAAACCTATTGATATTCAAACTAAAGAATTAACTACAATGGAAAAAATGACTCCTAAAGGTAGATTAATGGAAATGGAACAATCATACAGACCTTCTGGTATAGGTGGTGAAGCATTTGATACTGCAATGAAAGGAGGTACACCAACAGTACCTGTAACCCAAACAGAGTCTTTAGTTAAATCTGCTAGAGAACCTAATACTAGAGCAGAACAAAGATATCAAGATGAAGCATTATTAAATGCTCTTGAATTTACCGTGCCTGTTAATCTAGATGGAACAATTAATTATGATAAAGCAGAAATAAATGAAAACAGTATAACTAAAAACAATTTAACTCCTGATGATGTAAATAATGCAAAACAACAATTATTTGTTTTAAGAGGAAAATTTGATGCTTTTTTAAATAAAATGAATATAACTCCAGTTGATCAAAATCAAATTTTAGAAGCAGCACAAAAGTTTCGTACATTATTTATAAATAAAGATTTTAGTTTTAATGAAGAATTATTTAATAAAGTAAATCCTAATAACATAGATCAAATACTACAAGAAACAGTAAGTAAACAAGAAAAAGATAATAAAAATAAAAAACCAAATACTATACTTGTACCTATTGATCCTAATCAAACATCAAAACCAGGTCTTTTAAAAGAACTTAAAATAGAAAGTTTAATAAAAAAACTTAGGAAAAAAGGATTAAAACCTGAAGAAATTGAAAAACAAATAGAACTAGAAAAAGAAAAAAGTTTTATAAATAATAAACCAAAAGAACTAAAAGAAGCAGAAAGGCTTCAAAAAATACTACGAGTACAGAAAAAAGCAGAATATCCGTTTATATTAGAGTATGGTGATATGTTAATTGAATTTACTTCACATGAAGATATGGGTACAATTGTGAAAGATAAAACAGATGGCTAAAAAAACTCGCGCTGATCTTCTTAATGATAAAGAGTTTATGAATACTGTTTATGAGTATAGTTTAAACAGGTATGAAGAACTTCCTGACAACAATGAACAAGCACTAGAACAATTTATAGAAGACTATAGAGAGTTAAATAACAATACTATTGGTGCTTTTCAATTTATTAACTATGTTGAAAGTCTTAAAGATGAAGAATACAAAGCAAGATTAGGACAAATATATAAAACTGTAGATGATGAGTTAGAAAATTTTTATGCTGATGAATCTATAGGTTTTAAAGAACAAGCAGGTGCTGTAGGAGATTATCTTTTTTACAATATTGTTGATCCTATTAATGCTTTAGGTTTTGGTGCAGGTAAACTTGTGTCTAGTGCTATAGGAAGACAAATGATAAAAAGTGCTGTAGGTAAATCTTTAGGTACTAAATTAAAGACAGCAGCTATTATTGGCACGGCAGAAGGTGCAGCAGGTGCTGGTGTAGATTACGCAGCTCAGTTAGCAGAAAAAGATCTAGGTGTTAGAGATGAAATAGATTTAAGTAGCTTAGGTACAGCAGCAGTTCTAGGGGGAACAATAGGTGGTGGAATAGGTGCAATAGCAGCAAAAGGATCTGATCAAACTACTCAACAACTAACTAAATATCTTACTGAACAAGATAAAATTGCAGGTGTTAAGTTATCTGATGATGCTATTGCAACTAAAAAAGCACCTAAAGATTATACTGGGTTTTATGTAACTGACAATGGTACAGAAGTAGGTAGGGTTCTTAGTGGTACTAAAGATAAACTTGAAGTAGATTTTGGAATAGATTCTGCAACTGGTCAGAGTAATGTAAAACAACTAACACTAAAAGAATTAAAAGGTGTATCAGAAGACGCTAAACGTAAAGCTATAGTTAAACAAGATGTAAAAGGTTTAATGCCATTAGACACTGCAAAGGTTGCTGAAGGTGAGAAGGTATTAAATGATGTAGGAATTGTAACTAAAGAAGATAAAGAATTATATAGAACATCTCTTAATGAAAAAACAATGCAAACAGTAAGAGAGTCAATGGAAGAATGGTCTGCAAATTCCCCTGAATTACAAACATTGATAAAACCAGGTCAAAGAATTACAGATTTTGTAGGAGATATGTTTGAAAGAATAAGTAAAAAAGAAGGTCTTGATGCTATGAATTATGCTAATAGTAAGACACTTCAAAATTTTATACAAGTTTTAGGTAAAAATGGTATTTCTCCTGAAAGATTTTCAGTTATCTTACGTGCAGATGTAAGTCAAGCAGGTAGAACCTTACAACATACCAGTGCTATAAAAAAAGCATTTAATAATAATCTTAAAGAAGTACAACAATTTAATTATAGTTTAACAGAGGCAGCTAAAAGATTAACTCCTGAAGATCAGTCAGTATTAGCTTATGCTAGAGAATTAGATAAAAGATCTAATCAAGTAGGTTCAATGTTTTCTAGGCTTGTAGATGTTTGGAGAGGATCATTAGTTGTGTCTCCTGCTACTACTCTTAGAAACATTATAGGTTCTATGTTAAGAGTACCTTCAGAAACACTTCAAAAACAATTAGATAAATGGTTTCAAGGATTTGAAGCAGAAATATTAGGTAAGGAAGCATTACCTGATATTCCTGACTATAAAGTTTTTGATTTAGCTAATAACCTATTGCAAGTTAGAGGTGCAATGGATGTTACTAAATATATTGGTAGGCATTTTTCAGAAGTAGATAAAAAAATATTTAGAGTTATAGATGACTTTGATACTGCATTTAATCCTAATAAGAAAGATGAAAAAGGTTTTATTGCAGCATTAGAAGGTGGTGTAAGATATCTTAACACTTTAAATATTATGCAAGATCAAAGAATAAAATCAGCAGCCTTTCTTTCATCATTGGATAGACAAGTTATACAAGCACGTAGGTTAGGTAACATTACTGACAATAGTGTTAATAGTTTAGAAGATATATTAAAAAATAATAAACTAGATTTACTAAGTAATAAAATGATAGAGAATGCATTAACTGATGCGTATAAATTAACTTATCAAGTTAGAAATGTTAAAGATGCAACTAGTATCCCTGGTTTAGGTACAGTATTATCTACCTTGCAAAAAGCTGTAAATGATAATCCAGCATTAAAAATACTAATACCTTTTCCTAACTTCCAAGCTAACTCTATATCTTATTGGACAAATAGAATACCTGGTGTGGGTTTACTTAAAGCTGCTGGAGCGCAACGTAAAATAAATTTAAAAAAAGGTACAGCTAAAGCTGATAGAGATAGATTAGGTCAAATAAAAATAGAAGCAAAAGAATTAGCTACAAAATCAGCAGCAGCTAAAAATCCTTTAGATAAAGTTGCTTTTAATGAGAGTATCCAAACTTTAAATAGAGAAAAAGAAGAGTTATTAGCTAAATTTGGTGAGTCTATGCAAGACTTAGCTAAAGTAAAACAAGGTTTAACTGAAACAGTTGATGGTGTTATTATGTTAGGTATAGCATATCAGATAAAAAATATGGAAGGGCAAGAAGGAACTAAATGGTATGAGTTTAAAGATCCTGAAGGTAGACTATACGATATGCGTCCTCTCTTTCCTCTTACACCTTTTTTATATATGGCCTCTGGATTAACTAAAATGTATAAAGGGGAAAAAGATCCTAATGATTGGTTTCCAACTCAAAGTAAAGATGCTATGGAGGCATTAATAGGAACAACTGTTAGAGCAGGAGCAATTGGTAAACTACTTAGAGGAGGTCAAGCTGTACTTACAAGTGATAGTCCTTTTGATAAGGCTAAATGGGGTGATGCTTTAGGTGCTACTATTGGTTATATTTTTGGTGGTGCAACTACTTTTCTTAGACCTGTAGGACAAGGAGCAGCAACATTAAGTGATGCAGAAAGTAGACTATATTTAGATCCAAAACTACGTAGAGGTTTAGATAATTCATTAGGGTTTTGGGCTAATGCAGGAAGATCATTAATGGCAGAAATGACTAGGGGATTAGGACCAGTTAAAGAGTTACTCGTAGGTGAAACAAAAACTGCTTTTGGTAAAGTTCCTGCTCAATCCTCACCAACTACAGGTGAAGATCCTAGTACTAATATACTACCAGCAACTCCTCTCTATACAGGTATGAATGTAAGAGGAAAAAGAGATCCTGTAGCATCTGAATTAATTAGATTAGATCTAGATCCATTTGACATGAGAATATATTCAGGAACAGGAGAGTATGATAACATAGCTAATAGGATATCTGGTAAATTAGCACAGACTGTTATACAAGAGTTTATGAATACTCCAACATATAGAAGTATGTCATTTCAAGAACAAAGAAATACATTAAAAAATTTCTATAAAAGACCAAATGAGTTAGAGGAAGTTTTTGGAGAGTTTAAATCTAAAGCTTCTAATATTAGAAGACAAACTACAAGATATATGAAAGAAAATTATCCTACTTTAACAGGATTAAATAATCTTAAAAAATTAGGTAGTAAAACTATTAACAGAGCATTAGATATGCTTCCACCAGATATAGATCTTAGTTATGTAAATGAAAAATCAAAAGATCCTAAAGATAGACAAAAATTAAAAAGATTACAAGATAATATAGCATTAATAAATTATACTGTAAAAAATAGATTATATAAAGAAGACCCTTCATTTGGTAGACGATTAGATGATACTAGAGAAGCAATAGCAAATCAAGAACGACAAAAACCTGGTGGGTTTGGAGTCAGGCAAAACAAAGGTGGTTACGTAACTCAAATGAATCGTTTAGGTTTTGCTGAAGGTGGTAATGTAGGAATGAAGGGTGGTACTGTATTAGGCAAAATGGCAGATCCTAATTATCCTATGACGGAAGCTGAAAAAGAAACAGGTAGAAGAAGTGTTACTGGAAGTAGAGTTTTAAAAGCAGTTCCTGTAACAGAGTATGCAACAGAAGCAGTAAAAGAAATGGCTTCTGGTAGAAATCCTACAAAAGCTGCTGAAGTTGCATCTGATTTAGGTAGAGATAGATTATCTAATAGAATAAAAAAATTTATTACAGAAATGTATAGTGAACCTAATAAAACATCTAAAATTGCTAAAGAAAATTTTGGTTTTCGACATGAAAATCGTGCATTAGATAGTGGTTCTGTAGGTGTAGATTGGTTAAAATCTAATCAAAAATATACTTTAGAACAAACAAAACGTGATAAAACACTAACAAGACAAGCAAAAGAAACGGCTGCATTAGGTGATTCATATACTCAACCAAATACTGAAATGTTTTTACCTACAAAAATATTAAAATCTATGAAAGGTGTTATGGGAGAAAGAAGATTTAGAGGAGATAGTGGATATGATCGATTAAAAAAAGAAATTGGTAGTAATTTTGATATAGATCAAAGAGGAACAGGAAAGTATGGTAGTAAAATTACTGTAGTGGTAAATCAAAAAGGAGAAGGGTTTATCTGGGAAGGAAACACTCGTACTGCCATAGCTGATAAATTAAAAATTCCTTATGTAAAAGCTAAAGTTGTATATCTTAACGGTGGAGAGCTAGTAGATGGACCTTTTTCAGTTAAAAATATTGTTAAAGTAGCTAAAACTAGAAAAGGTGCAGAGGAAAGTATAGAATTTGAAAAAGAATATGGAGATTATATTAGAGAAAATATAGAAACTTCTAGAAAACCATATCAAAATATTGAAGAAGTTATAGATGAATTTAAACAGTTTAAAAAAGGTGGAATTATGATGAGGAGAGCATAATGGGTGGATTTCCAATGGAAATATTTACGCTTCTAGCATCAACCATATTAGGTGGTGTTATGAGTATATGGGGGCAAAGCATTAAGTCTAAGCAAGAGGCTAACAAAATGTATATAGCTGCCTTAACAGAAGAAAGCAAGATCGTTGCTTCTGCAAGAGAACATGGTACAAAAGATATACACTTTGCATGGACCAGGAGAATTATAGCATTGTCTGCTGTATTTGCTATTATCGTGTTACCTAAGATAGTACCACTGATATATCCAGAGCATCCTTGGATGGTTACTGTAGGTTATGCAGAGCTACAAGGTGGATTTATGAATTGGATGTTTGGCCCAGATAAGGCTATGATGTGGAAATCATTTCAAGGTTTTGTAATTACCCCATTAGATACAAACTTAGTAGCTGCAATCACTGGCTTGTATTTCGGTGCAGGGTTCACCAAAAGATAAAGGGGGAAATTAATCCCCCCAAGTCTTACTTACGCGAGTTAGCATTTAACTTTAATATTAACTCCGTATCTTTTTGAGTTTGCTTATCTCCTAGAGAACCTAATCTGTCCTGCACGATCTTGGGTAGTAATCCAAGAAATGCACATTTATGTGCAGTCTCCATAGTTCCATAAGCATACTCATTGCCATAAGAATCTACGTAGTTACCTGTAACATTATCATATGGGCATGAACTGTCATGTATCCATTTTTTACTGTCTGCATAACTAAACCCTATAGCAGTGATTAGCATTAATGCAGTTATAGATAAACCTATTATTAATTTTACTTTAGGACTATTTTCATTAATCATTTCTTACTCCAATCTTCTACAATATAATCATATAACATATTCATCTCATCCTGATCTTCTTCTATTATCTGGACTCGATCATTAGGCCAAGAATACTTTCTAGCATATTTCTTAGCATCTCTTAACAAAGCAAAACCATTACTGATTTTATTACCTTCTGGTTTTGTTACTATTACTTTATGATACATATCACATTCTCCCTACATTGTCAAGTGTATTTTTAAAAAAACGACCTCGTAGGATGAGGCAGAAAGGTATGTAAGCAATGTCTCTGGTAGTTAGTGTCCAGATTTTACCTACACCCTCTCTAGCATAGCTTAAAATAGCTCTCAAAGGATTTACCCTAAATTACCACCTAATTGTGTCTTTTTTCTTTATATATTCACCTGTAAAGCCTGAATCTACCCAACATAGTAACTGAGAGTTCTCAGGACGTACAATTGCAGCAGTCCAGGTTCCAGATGTAGCATTAAGAAAGATAAATGTTACATGACCTCTAGCTGATATACCACGAAATATTATTTGTTCGCCGTATTTTTCTTGAATAGTAATTTTAGCTTCTGCTAAATCTTTGCATCCTGTTCGCATAGGTACTTGGCTGTACGATGCGGAAACATTAAACATAAATAAACATAAACCAATTAACGCTCCTTTTACTATTTTACTCATTAGAACCTCCTTCAAGGTTAGTTGTTAGAGATATCCAACTTTCAGGAAACAATTTAATTATAATATCGTGCCACTGACTTGCTAAGTCTTGTATCTCTTGTTGTGCAGTAAATTCACTGCGTAAATTATAAGCTCTAGCCCAAGCGTACAAAGATCCTGTTACATAGTATTCAGTGTACGTAGATTGAGGTAGAACCATTCTTGCTTGTTCAGGACAAACGTCCATGCCTAATAAATGTATATACGTCCACTTAGCTTTATTAATAGACTGAACATATTCATCTATCATAAGGTTATATGGATTTATATCTACAGTTTTATCTGAAGAACCCTGCTTCCTGTCACGATGTTTGGCTCTCCACTCTTTAGGTATGTAAAACTCAGGTAACTCATCTACATACCTTCTACTAATCTCATTATAGCTAAACCCTACTGTATGTTTAAATCTTTGCCTAGCTACAAAGAGAGGTACTTTTTCTCGCATCGTTATCATGCAATGCGTAAAAGGTGTAAAGTGTTCATTCCTTGCAAGAAAGTTTAATAGTTTTTGATCTTTTTCATTAAGGAACACACCCATCTCTGATACACTAAAAGAGGACTCCTTGTTGAAACTGACCCTCGCTGCATTCACTACCGTAAGGTCCGTTCCCATTGAGTCTACTAATAACGCTTCCATCTTCATCTAACTCCACTTTATAACTAGGATAATATTTAGAGACTGCTTTATTCCAACCTTGATACACTGTAAGATCATAAGTAAATAAACGTAATTTTCTAAGTGTTATTGAACCAGATCTATCACTGGATAATTCTCTAACAGCTTTCATATTTAAATAAAACATTTCTTGGGTATCTAAAACAACACACGCTAGTATTTCAAAGTCTTTATCTGTATAAGTTTTCTTTTGACGTTTTATATCCGCAGTATGATCGTAATATTCTTTTCTTATTAAAAAGGTTCTACCTACTTCAGATACCATAGATTTAACTTGTATTCTAATTGGTCTTTCAAGGGAAGAAACACAAATTACATCAGTATCTGCTGCGTCTACATGATATGCTGGTAAACCCATACTAGCTAAGTTTGCAAGTACTAAAAACTCTCCTTGTTTTCCTACAAGCGTTTGGACTGATTCAGGCATCTATAGTACTCCTTATTGTAGCCTCGTTGCCATTCTCTTGCTCTATCAGAAGTAGAAGGAAACGGATTGTTTTTGTTCCTCCTAAATCCGTTCCTACCTTGCTCTAGAATATCCCTCATAGGAAAAGGATATCTTCTTTTATACGCCACAAACCCCTCCTGAGTTGGTAATTTCACAGATATCATGTGTCTCAACTGCTTCTTCAAACTCTGTTCCTAACTTATCTACTGCCTCACTGTAAGGCACTACAGAAAGAGGTTGACCACCACGGCAACCATCAGGGTACACTGTAAATCCACGTAACCTATGTGCATATGATGCTAACGTATTAGCAAAATTACTTACAGTATCCTCATTATTAAATTTAGAACCCCAAGCAGGTAAATTGATAGTAGAACTGATAGACATATCTACGTAATCCTGTACATCTGCCTGAAACTTAATCCTTCTTTCGTAATCATCTGCTAAATCTAGCGCAGATTCAATCTTATCAGGATCAGCATCATACATATCAATTAACTCTTGTGCTGCAGAGTCTACAACGTATTGATACTTCCACTTAGTACCACCAGTTAAGTATCTACGCTTATACGCTACAGCAAAAATAGGCTCTATTCCACTGGAGCTACCAGCGAGTATAGAAATAGAACCAGTAGGAGCGATAGCGCGGTTCGCAACTGGTCTGGATATAGATAACTCATCAGAAAATTCCTTAGAGATGTTATCACTGATGCCTTGATATACCGATAACCATCTATGTAATGTTGGGGTAACTTCATACTTCTCTCCTCTTTTAACTAACCATTCATGCATACCCATAAGACCTAAACCTAGTCTTCTATTTTTCTCTCTAACCTTATAGACTTTATCATAAGGTAGCTCTGCTCTCAATGTGCCACAGATTAAGAATTTAGTAGCAAGCTCAACGACTCTAGCAAGCTCCTGAAGTGAATCAATGCGTCCAAGGTTAACACTCCCAAGATTGCAAACGTCACTATCATCAGCAGAAGTAACCTCCGTACAAGCATTTCTTAGGGTATCCTTTTCATTTTCCATAAAGTTAAAACTAAATCCTGGTTCAGCAGAAGTTAATGCCTGTTTAACATTCTTCAAAAACACTTCACCAACATCACCTGTCTTCCAGTAATTCATAAGCCATTCAGTATCATAGTTTACACTTATGTTAGTCATATCTAATGGTGCGCGGAAGTTAAAGTCCTGTTCTTTAATATCTTTAAATGTAAATCCTGTATTACCTACAGGCATATCGTTCCAGTTCTTAGCAGTTAAGAAGCTAGGTATATCATTGTGTTTCCAGTTAAGTGATGCATACATAGCTGATCTACGTGATCCTCCTTGCATTACATTAGCACCTATAGAATTAATCATCTGCATCTTAGGTATAGGTCCAGATGCTAACCCACCAGATCCACCTAATGATCTTCCTGATTCACGATAGATAGAATAGTCTACTCCAATACCTCCACCAGTCATCAAACATGATTCTGCTTTCCAACTAAGGTTGGCCCAATCTTCTCTCGTATCTTCTTCAGCAGATAATAAGAAACAGTTATTGTAGAAACGTCTATCTCTTCCTGCATAATAAATATATCTACCACCTGGTACAAACTTGAGATCTTCTATATACTTCTGTAGTTCTTTACGTTCCTCCTTACGCATTAAAGCTTCTTCACCTGAACGTAAGTTACCACATACATCCTCTACAAGCACTCTTGATAGTTGTTCCCATGTATCGCAGCCAGTATGTGCATACTTTAAATTAAATATATCTTCTGAGAATTTGGACCTGAACATTGGATTCATGTTTGATTTAAATGTCATCGTTTACTACCACCTTTATATTTTCTACAACTATTCCTTCCAAAGCATCTGAAACAGCAGATGATACTAGCTCCTTCATATCTTCTTCTAATCCTGCTTTACCATCAACAGGAACCCAACAGGCATCACTATCTATCTGGGCATTTATATAAATAGATACAATCATGTTAACTCACATTTGCCAACTTTCTTCAAACTCTTTTATCTTATCTTCCCTTTCTACCACTGAAGATATTTCTCCACCTAAACCAGCATACCCTGCAATATCAATCCAACTATCTTTATGATTAGGGTTCTTAGCTAATCGTGCCATCTTTACCCATGCCATACACAATGCTACGTCTTCTCTGGTTACTTCTGTTTTAAGAATTAAACTCCATCCATCTGCAATGTCTTTAAAGTTTATAAAGGCATCTCCATATTCTTTATCTCTATCTCCTGTAATAAGTTCACTTGCTTTTTTTAATATTACTTCTCTTGGAATCATCAGTGTACCTTCTTATCAAAGTTTGCATAGACAACATTACCATTTACTTTTTTTATTTTTTGTAATGGTTGTACATTAACGTCTTTTAATTTAGTTTGTGCTTCAATAACTACATTCTCAAGCATTGTTCTCATTGTAATACCTATCTCTTCCATCATACCTGTACAATTAAATGCACCATCGTATATCTGAAGTTCATTTCGTTCAGGATCATAAGTACAGAAGACACTATATGTATTGTCTGGTAAAGTTACCTCATGTACTATTTCTTCTTTTTTGTCGGACATACTGTTAACTCCATAAAATCATCAGCATACATTAATGCTAATGGACGTTTGCGATCACCTTTTAATATTGCTACAGGCTTTGTAGCTTTCATCATATTAGTTTCAGCTTGTTCCAAGGCAGCATATACAGCAAAGGATGATCTTGCTTTGCATTCAACTGTCCAAGGAAATAGCCTACGTGCCAAAGGACTAAGACCTATATCAGGTCCATTAACTCCACCAGGAGTTGACGTAACATCATCATCTTCTACACCTTTGAGATGTTGTTGAAGATAGTTACGTACCCACTGTTGAAGCCTACGTCCTTTGGCTTTTGCAGACGATACACTTATTCTATTTGAAGACCGTGTAGTGGTAGTAGGCATTTGCCGATTTCGATTTAGGGTTACGTTCATACTTCAAATCAGGCCAACAAGTATATCGAAAGCTACAGTACGAACAAGTCATACCTAGTTTTCTATTACCTGTAGGTTTACGATAAAAGAACTCTTCCTCATCAGTAAATCCACGTACAAAGTTATCTTCATTCGCTTCTTTATATCGAGTTATCGTATCTTCTATCTTGTTGGTATAGCTTTCTTCATCATCAGGATCAGCTTGAACTACTTTCATATCCCCTGTTTCTTTGTTGATTGCTATCCAACCACCTGCTTTTATTTCTGGAGTCTCTTCTCGTTCAGCTTTAGTGTAACCAAACAACTGTGAGCAGTAACCAAAGTCATCATTTTCTTTCAATGCCTCATAAGAAGCAAACTTCTTTTCAAAGGCAAACCTTGATGCACTTTTAATATCCCACAAAGAGAAACCATTACCATCCCTGATAACTAAATCAAGCTCTCCATTAATATAGTCTCCATCAGGAGTTTTGTAACCTACTCTTTTATTTAAATCTACTATTTCTACTCCTGCTGCCAGTAGGATAGCAACAGCAATAACTTCAGTCATATCACCATATAACATTTTGATACGAAAAGAATTAGACTCAGGTGCTTTAGGCCAACCAAGTTTCTCAGCGTGTAACTGACAGAATGGCTTACCTACCTGAGACATAGAGGGAAGTTTTGCTCCCCCCTTTCTCCTGAAGTTGAACTTACCTAGCTTATTATTAAACATCTGACTAGCTCTAAAAACTATGTCATCTGGAATCTTAGGATCACCTGCTAGGTAAGAATCAATAGTTGTTTGGAGATCCATCCTAGAATGGAATCTCATCGTCAATGGTTGCACCTACATCTAGATCAGTTTTCACCTGACCAGGAACCATATTTTCTCTCATCTTATCAACTACTTGTTCGTTTTCCATAACGATAAGATCAGCAAAGTCTTGTATATATCCTCTTGTAACATCGTTAAGTGACTTACGATCACCAACCATAGGAGTATATTTTAAAACAAAGTACTTATTAGAACCTGCTTTTTTCATTTCGTAACTTACTTTTATGTCACAATTGAACGGCTCCATTTGATACTGTTTTTTGAGCATAGGAATTAATTGACCTATCGAATAAAAGTTAGATGGGCCTAGCTTAATCCTAAATGGAACCTCATTAATCTCTACCTTTTCACCAGAAGCAGCAATAGGTTTTTCCATACGTATCAAACCGAATAGGTTTCTACTTAACTTAGCCTTAGATGCAGTAGCATAGGCAATAGGATCAGTTGCACGTAGCTTTTCTCTATCTGCATTGCTTACCCAACCACATTTATCTCCACCAAACCAATCTAACGCTTTATGTTTAAAACTTCTAAAATGCTGGGATATGTTAGAGAACTTCTGAGAATCTGGATCGTATACAGAAGTTTGCATAGTCTCTGCAAAAATCCTGAAGTAAGTATCTTTAGCAAATACATCACCATAATCAGGGTGACTTAATGCTATTGATGGTGCAGGAATACCTTCTACCATCTCTCCATTGTGTTCTGCTGTATTGTCTTTGTTAATCCTGGCCCTTGCCAAGTTAGGTCCACTATCCATTGGGACAGTATATAACATGGAAAAGTCAGTAGTATTCTCGTCAATCTTAATTAATCCGTTCATTTAAAACTCCAATCATTTAATAAACAATGCTTATAACATACTTTTATTACTTTGTCAATTGAAATCTTGTTGTTCCATCCAATTTTTTCCATGAGACATTTCAACCTCAAGAGGTATGTAATCAGGTAGGCCAAATCTTTTCTTAGCTTCTTCTTGTGCATCTAAAAGGCACTGTGGTCCTATCTGAGATACTTGATCTATCTCATCTGGATGGGTATCAATCAAGACACTATCATGTACTGTATTAATGACTACACTTTGTAATCCTTTCTCTTTCAGTTTGTTAAATAATAATATTACACCTAATGGTACAATTTCTGCTGTAGCTACTGACTGTACAGGATAGTTTACTATCTGTGTTTTAAAGTTAGCATTACCTGATCTGTTTCTCTGACAATCAGGAAAACTAAACTGTCTACCTGTAGCAGTGGTAACTAATTTGGTTGCGATGGCTTCGTTTTGGAGCTTGTCATGCCACTTAAAGATGCCTTGATACTTCCCAAAGAACTCTTTGAAGTAAATTTGTTGAGCAGGAGTTCCTTGAGTTCCACCGTACAATGGACGGAAGGTGGAAGCTTTTGCTGCTCCTCTGTCAGTAACTTCTCCATTGTCAGAGAGGACTTTGGCAGTGTAGGCGTGAACGTCAAAGCCAGATTCGACTTCGCGTTTAACTGTTTCATCAGCTGCGAGTATTCCTGCAACTCTAAACTCAAGTTGACTGTAATCAATTTCGACAAGTGTGCCTCCTTTAAATCTACTTATAAATGCCTTGCGTACTGGAAACAATCTACCTTTAGGCATATTCTGTAGATTGGGATTAGAACTACTGAGTCTTCCTGTAGAAGTAATACATTGATTGAAGTTAGCATGAAGTAGTCCATCACTTTTGATACCCTTCTTGATCCCTTCAATGAACGATGCACGATATGTATCTATTGCTGATAATCTAATTAGTGATTCAAGAAACTTCCTTACATCAGGATCTGTGGTAGTTCTAAGATGTTCTGTGAGTGTTATCTTATCAGTCTTAAACCCACCAGCAGATGCTAGTTCCGATCTAGGCTTGATACCAAGGCCAGCTACTTCATCTACTTCTAAGTAGAGTACACCTACTCCTTGGCAATACCAACACTTATTAGGTTTCTTAAAATTATTGCCATCTTTTTTAACTTTATAGTAAGTACCCTTACCATGACAACTACCACATTTAATAACTCTAGTCTTGTATGCTTTCTTAAAACATGATTTGGCAGCAGCCATAAAACCTTCTTGAGTCTTGTAAGGTCTACTCTTTGGCTTACCTCTTTCATCTACTCCAATATCCATAACCTGTTTCCAAAACTTTTTATCTTTGAGATTGCATGAATAGACTACACTGGATAGCTGTTCGGGGGAGGATAAGTTAACATCTTTATCCCCCATAAGTTTCCTGGTTTCTGTTTGAAGGTATCTAGTAAGTTGTTCTTGCTCCTTCTGATAGTCTACATCTACCTGATCAAGTACGTTCATATCAATAGCCATACCTGATCGTTCGATATCTGTTAGTACACTACAGAACTCACACATAAGATCTCTTATAGGTATCAATGAGTGATTGGAACTATCTTTAAATAGTAACTCTTGTTTCTCAAATACTTCAGCAGTAGCCAGTACATCATAGTAAAGGTATGATGATTGATCTGATTTTGACATATCACTATAGTTTAAACCTTTAGAAAAAGCATCAGATAAAGTTGATTGTTTTCTAGTAGTGTTATATTTTTTTGACAACTCGTCAAGACTAAGCTTACCTCGTACACCTTTGTTTAGTACGTACTCACTTATCATTGTATCAATAATTTTAGCATCACATTCAATACCAATTTCACGCAACCATGCTAAATCAAACTTAGCGTTGTGCGCTACTACATAAGTAGCATTTTTCAATACTCTTTTAAAAGTATTAAATTCTGTAAAATTACTTTCATTTATATTTAAAATATATACACATTCATCATCATGGTATAGTGATGAACCATCTATTCCTCTCATAGCATAACCTAATGCTACGAAAGTATTATCTTTGTTATACGGTGAAGGATCTTTTCGATCTCCTCCTAAATCTATTTCAAGATCTAATACAATTGCATAATCAGTCATCTTTTTAATCCTGCTGCCTGTTTATCCAACATACGATCCATTACTGTACGATCACGCCTTACAGCTTTTAAAATAGATTTATTTACGTTTCTTCTTTCTCCTTTTGAAGTGTAATTACCACCAGATTTTTTTCTCTTTGGCATATTATATATCCTTATATATTTTATTTAAATAGTATTTATATATGTATGTAATAGTTCTCTCCAGCGGATAACCAATCCTAATATCATGGATTTTAAGGTTTGTCAAGAAAAAAATAACATATCAATCAATATATCTTGAGATCTTAGGTTCAATACGTACTGTAGCTCGACCATGTGAGCCTCCTAACTTGTTCTTTGATACGTGTAAATACCTCAAGAAGTTATCATCTTGTGTTTCTGTATTTTCCTTTCCTATACCAATGATTACATCAGCTTCTGCTGCCTTGCCTATCTTAGAGTTAGCCATCTGTGTAAATCGTAGTGATGTTCTACCATCAGCTTCAGCACCTGCCTGAGAGATAGCAATGACTGCTAGGTTATGTTTCTTAGCAAGTGTTCTTGCTTTGATATACACTTGGCTCAGTCTTAGATCATCTCTGGTAAACGTACCACGAACCTGCATCTTATCTAGCTGATCAATGATAACAATATCAAATGGCCCACCTTTAGTAATAATATAGTTTAGTCTCTCCATAGTCTCGCACTGATCACCATTGACCATGAAGATCTTATCCTTTATGCCATCCCAAGATACTCTACCTTTGAGTCGGTCATTAACTACATCATCCGTTTCTAATGCAGAGTATGCAGAACCTGCTCTATCCATAGTTCTCTCTGCTATCTCCTCATTGCATACCATCAATACCTTTGCACCCTGATCTGCAAAACCTCTAGGAGAGAATGCAGTGCTTACAGCAAATGCAGACTTACCAGTTTCAACTAACGCAAACACAGTTGTCAAAGTTCCTGGTCCTATACCTGGACATAGCATATGCAGTTGAGATAGGTTCCAAGTCCAAGGATAGTTCTCCTTGTTAGACTTAAACATATCATCCCAATCATTAGATATAAAACCTAGATCATCTCCAACCTCTATACCATCTTCATACTTCTCTAGTAGTTCTTGAATAGGACTCAGATCTCTGATCTTACCTTCCATCAACTGCAATCCCATGTTAGCTATGGTATCTCCTAACTGTTCTCTAAATGCAGCCTGAAGTATATCACTACCTACGTCAACCTGTATGTCACCCTTCATCCTTCTTGTAATATCAAGTATGGCTGCACGTTGAGATCCAGTAAGCATTGGATTCTCAGCAAAGATAAGAGCTTCAACTTCTGATACAGATAGATCTCTTTCATATTTAGTATGCGACATATTTACAACGTCAAAGATCTTTTTGCTTTCTTTTTCAAAGTAATCTTCTGATATCATATGGTTGTGGTCTTGCCAGAACTTATAGTTAAAGAATAGTTCTAGTAACATATTAGCTACGCTATCCTCTGGCTTTGGTGATTCATTGAATGGTACTATGTCAGCCATCATGCTAATACTCCTTCTGGATATTCCTTTGGATCATGTTTTAATATTCTCATAGTTGTATCTGTAAACTGTTTCAATCGTTTAGTCAATGACAAAGCTTTCCTGCTTGCATCTTTATCTAAACAGATAACACAGTTAGAATATCCTTTGGCTATGTTCATGGCTCTGTCTGATAGATCAGTACCAAGTAAAGCCATAGCAGTACCATAGTGAGATATTGCACAAGCAGATGCAGCATCCTCTACAATGTATAGAGTCTCACCATACCCTGCAATGAAAGGTTCGCCAGTGTTCTCATACTTATACCATTTCATACCTCTACCCAATGCTCTACCTACTGCATCAACTGCTTTACCTGCTGATGCTATTGTAAAGACAGCACGATTCTGTATTACATCATGGAATAACTCCACCCTTCCTTCTCTCCATGCTTTAGTAACATTGTTTTTATCCATATATCTCACCATTCTTTCTGGAAAATAAGAGGAGAAGTGAGAAGGCACTACTAATGGCACTACTCTTTTCTCCGTAAGTTCTAGTGGCTTAGTGATACGAGTTATCAGAGTATCTCTAGACATGGTTGTAGGTGTTGCACCCTTTGCATTACAAGATGCCTTGTAACAATTCCAGACCACTAATCCATCCTTAGATGTTATGGTGAACGTCTTATAACC